CTGATCGCGGCCGGGATGGGCAGCCTCTCCATGGCCGTGATCACCGCCTGGCTCAGCCTGCCGCCCGAAGCGATCCCCGCGGGCGGGGCGGCGGGCTCGGCGGCCTATCTCGTGGGCGTATTCGGGCCGGCCTTCATCGAAGTGCTGCTGGCCCGCCTGCGTCGTGCCAAGCTGGGCGACGGCGATGAATGAGATCCTTCGCCTCGCGCGCTCCCTCCGCTGCGCCCCGGCCGACCCCAAAGCGGCCTTCGCCCACCGTCTGCGCATCGGCTTCGCCGTTGCGGCGCTGATCCTGATCCTCTCGCTTCTCCGGTAATCCCATGCACATGACCGACCGGGGCCTGCTGGCCCTCGTCCGGCACGAAGGACTCGTGCCCGGGCCCTATCTCGATGTGAAACAGGTCTGGACCTTCGGCATCGGCCACACGGCCGCGGCCGGAGCCCCCGATCCCGTCACCATGCCGCGCGGCATGCCCGCCAATCTCGACGCCGGGATCCGCGAGGCGTTCCGGGTCTTCCGCACCGACCTCGCGCGCTACGAGGCCGCCGTGTTGCGCGCCATGAAGGTGCCGCTGGCGCCGCACGAGTTCGATGCGCTGGTCTCGTTCCACTACAATACCGGTGGCATCGCCAAGGCCGCGCTGACCCAGCGCCTCAATGCCGGCAATCGCGTTGCAGCCGCCGACGCGTTTCTGAACTGGCGGCGACCGGCGGCGATCATTCCGCGCCGGGAGGCCGAGCGCGACCTGTTCCGCCATGGCCGCTATCCCGGCGACACGATCCCGATCTGGTCGGTGGATCGCACCGGCCGCGTGGACTTCTCACGGCCGATCCGCCGCCTTACGGAAGACGAGGCTCTGACTCTGCTGCGGCCGTCGCCACCGCCGAGGCCGCCGGTCCTCGATCCTGCTCCCGACACTCCCACCGGCTGGCTTGCCCGGCTGGCCGCCTTTGTCGCCACCCTGATACGGAGGGCCTGATCCCATGCGATACGTCCGACCTAACTCGCTCACCTGGTGGGCGGGATGCCTCGCCATGCTCACCGGCATTGCTTCCCTGGCGCTCCCCGCCACCGGGCCGCTCGGGGAAGTGTCCCGCCTCGTCGCGCTGCTTGCCGGCTCGGGCGACGCGTCGCCCGCGGGGCTCATGTTCCTCGGCCTTGGCCTGATCGGCCTGCGTGACCGGATCGAGCGCGGGTTCCGCGGCGATGCTTGAGTTCCTCGCCGGTCTGATCGTGGGCGGCTGCCTCGGCGTCTTCGTCGCCGCTCTCTGCGTCGCCGCCGCACGCGGGGAGCGGGACGATGGCTGATCTCCTGATCTGGCTGGTCGCGGCTCTGGGCGCGGTCGGGGGCGCCGTCCTCGGACGGGTCTGGGGGCGCGCGGAAGGGGAACGTGCGGGCAAACGGGAGTCTGAGCGCGATGCCATGGAAGACAAGAACAAGCGCGTCGAGCGGGGGCGTGACGCGGTTCGTGACGGCCGCGGCGCCGGCGATCCTGCTGAGCGGCTGCGCCGCAACGATGGGCGGTGGTGACGCCGGCTGCGCCTCCTATGCCGAGGCGCGGCTGGCCCGACCACCCGCCGAGACGGTCGGCGCCGTGCCGCCGGATTGGGCCGACTGGATCGCCGATCTCGACGACCGCATGACGGGAACCTGCCGATGAAATCCCTCTCACCCGCCCTGCAGGCCCATCTCGACGCGGGCACGACGACGCTCGCCTGGTGCTGGCGGATCGCCCGCTCCGACGGCGTCACCTTCGGCTTCACCGACCACGACCGGACGCTCAGCTTCGACGGGACCGACTTCGAGCCCGAGAGCGGGCTCACGGCGTCCGAGGTGCGGTCGAGCTCGGACCTGTCGGTCGATGCGCAGGAGGCCGAGGGTGTGCTGACCTCGGACCGGATCACCGAGACCGACATCCTCGATGGGCGCTGGGACAATGCGGAGGTCGAGGTCTGGCGGGTGAACTGGGCCGACACGGTCCAACGCGTGCTGATGCGGCGCGGGGCGATCGGCCAGATCCGGCGCGGGCGGCTCGCCTTCGTCGCGGAGGTGCGCTCTCTGGCCCATGTGCTGGGCCAGACGGTCGGGCGGACCTTCCAAGCGACCTGCGACGCTGCGCTCGGGGACGCACGCTGCGGCGTCGATCTCGAGGACCCGGCCTACAGGGGCGCGGGCGCCGTAATCGATCTCATGCGCGACCGGGCGTTCACCGCGTTGGGGCTCGCTAGCTTTGAGACCGGCTGGTTCACCTTTGGCACCGTTGAATGGACGAGCGGCGCGAATGCCGGGCGCAAAGCCGAGGTGCTGGGCCACGATGTCAGCGAGGGCGTCGCAATCCTAACCCTGCTCGCGGCTCCGGTCCGCGCCATCGCCGAGGGCGACGCCTTCATCATCCGTGCAGGCTGCGACAAGCGGATGGAGACGTGCGGCGCGAAGTTCGCCAACTCGGCCAACTTCCGCGGCTTCCCGCACATCCCCGGCCAAGACACGATCCTGCGCTACGCGACGAAGGACGGCGGCCACGACGGGGGTGTGCTGTGACGCCGGCCGATCCGGAGCGGGTGATCGCGGCGGCGCGGTCTTGGCTCGGCACGCCGTACCACGACCAGGCGAGCCTGCGCGGCGTCGGCTGCGATTGCCTCGGGCTGGCCCGGGGCGTCTGGCGCGAGGTGGTCGGACCCGAGCCGTTCCCGATCCCGCCCTACAGCCGCGACTGGGGCGAGACCGGGCCGCGCGAGGTTCTGGCCGAGGGCGTCCGCGCCATGATGATCGAGGTGCTGCCCGCCGAAGCTGGTCCCGGCGCGTTGGTGCTCTTCCGCATGATGCCCCGCGCCATCGCCAAGCATGTCGGCGTGCTCACCGGCCCCGCGACCTTCCTCCATGCCTACGAGCGGCTCGGCGTGATCGAGGAACCGCTCACCTTGTCCTGGCGGCGACGCGTCGCCTTCGCCTTCCTGTTCCCGCAACGCTGAAGCATCCATATGGCCACTCTTGTTCTCGGCGCGGCCGGCGCTGCCATTGGCGGGTCGATCGGCGGCGCCATCCTCGGCGTGAGCGCCGCGACCATCGGCGGCTTCGTCGGCTCCACCATCGGCTCGGTGGTCGACAGCTGGATCGTGTCCTCGCTTGCACCGACCCAGCGCATCGAGGGGCCGCGCCTCGATAGCCTTCGGATCACGTCCTCGACAGAAGGAGCGGTGATTCCACGCGTCTACGGCCGCATGCGCATGGGCGGCAACGTGATCTGGGCGACCGACTTCCGCGAGGAGACCAAGACCACCACGCAGGGCGGCGGCAAGGGCGGCGGCGGCGGCGGCAAGGTCAAGACCACCGAGTATCTCTACTACGCGAGCTTCGCCGTGGCCCTCTGCGAGGGCCCGATCACCGGCATCGGCCGCATCTGGGCGGACGGCAAGCTTCTCGACACCGCCGGCATTACCTGGCGCTGGTATCCGGGCGACGAGAGCCAGACCGCGGACCCGTTCATCGCGGCGAAGATGGGCGCGGCGAACACGCCGGCCTATCGCGGCACCGCCTACGTGGTCTTCGAGGATCTGCCGCTCGGCAACTACGGCAACCGCCTGCCGCAGCTCTCCTTCGAGGTCTTCCGCCCGCTCGCCGATCCCGACACGGCCGAGGGGCTGACGCAGGCCGTTACCATGATCCCGGCCTCGGGCGAGTTCACTTACGCCACGACGGGCATCCGCAAGGGTAGCAGCGGCGCGCAGGTCCCCGAGAACCTGAACGCGCTCTCGGACACCGCCGACATGGTTGTGGCGCTGGACCGCTTGCAGGCCATGGCGCCGAAGGTGGAAAGTGTGAGCCTCGTCGTCGCCTGGTTCGGGAACGACCTGCGGGTTGGCGAGTGCACCATCCGGCCGGGCGTCGAGGTCTCAGAGAAGACTACAAGCCCGCAGACGTGGTCCGTCAACGGCGTGTCCCGCGCCAATGCCCATCTCGTCAGCCGCGACGATCAGGACCGGCCGGTCTATGGCGGCACGCCGGCCGACTTCGCCGTCGTGCAGGCGATCAAGGAGATAAGGGCGCGCGGGCTTCGCGTCACCTTCTATCCCTTCATTCTGATGGACGTGCCGCCCGGCAACACGCTGCCGACCCCGTACAGCGACAACGCCGCCGAGACGGGCCAGCCGGCGTTCCCCTGGCGCGGCCGGATCACCTGCTCGCCCGCGGCGGGCTATGCCGGCAGCACCGACAAGACCGCCACGGCGGCGAACCAGGTCGCGGCATTCTTCGGGGGCGCCAGCCCATCCGATTTCACCGTCTCGGGCGAGACGGTCTCCTGGACCGGTGCCGCGGACGCCTGGGGTCTTCGGAGAATGGTGCTGCACTACGCCCATCTCTGTGCGGCGGCGGGCGGGGTCGACGCCTTCCTGATCGGAACCGAGATGCGCGGGCTGACCACGATCCGGTCGGGCGCGTCCAGCTATCCGGCGGTACAGGCCTTCCGCGATCTGGCGGATGACGTGCGCTCCATTCTTGGGGTGGGCACGGCGATCAGCTATGCAGCCGACTGGTCGGAGTATTTCGGGCACCAGCCGGGCGACGGCTCGGGCGACGTGTTCTTTCATCTTGACCCGCTCTGGGCCGATCCGGAGATCGATTTCGTCGGGATCGACAACTACATGCCGCTCTCGGACTGGCGGGATGGCTTCGAGCATCTCGACGCGGTCGAGGGCTGGCCCGCGATCTACGACCGGGCCTACCTGCAGGAGAACATCGCGGGCGGCGAAGGCTTCGACTGGTTCTATGCCAGCGCCGCCGACCGAAGCGCGCAGGTCCGCACGCCGATCGCAGACGGTGCGGCGGCCAAGCCGTGGGTCTTCCGCTACAAGGATCTGCGGGCCTGGTGGTCGAACCCGCATTACGACCGCCCGGGCGGAGTGGAGAGCGGGACGCCGACGGCGTGGGTGCCGGAGTCCAAGCCCATCTGGTTCACCGAGGTGGGCTGTCCCGCCATCGACCGGGGCACGAACCAGCCCAACGTCTTCTTCGATCCAAAATCCTCCGAAAGCTTCGTGCCATACTTCTCCCGCGGCTGGCGGGACGACGCGATCCAGCGCGCCTATCTCGAGGCGACCTACCTGTTCTGGGGCGACGCTACGAACAACCCCATCTCGTCGGTGTACGGCGGCCGCATGGTGCATGTGCCCGAATGCGCCGGCTGGACCTGGGACGCGCGGCCCTATCCCTTCTTTCCGGCGCTGACCGACGTGTGGACGGACGGCGGCAACTGGCGGCTCGGCCACTGGCTGACCGGAAGGCTCGGGGCGGTGTCGCTCGCGGCTCTGGTCCGGCATCTCTGCCTGCGCGCCGGGCTCCCCGAGGATCGCATCGACGTCACCGGCCTCTGGGGTGCGGTCGAGGGCTATGCCATAGGCGCTCTGGAGAGCCCGCGCGCCTCGATCA